TGCCTGGGCTGTTACCTACCCACTACGAAACCCAAAAGACGAGGAATAAATGAAATCAATAGGAAACATTCTTCTGAGAATCCTTGCAGTATTTGCTGCTAGCGGTCTCTCAGTTATCGGTGCTGGTGCTATCGCTGGCGTCGACACCATCACAGCTGTAACAGTGGCTGGTTTAACAGCAGTTGCCGCAGTCGTAGAGAAGCTAGCACGCGGCTTTATGAATGACGGCAGACTTGACCTTGATGAAATTAACGCAGCATTCTCTGCAGTTGATACAAAGGCTAAGAGCGAAGCTGACCTACGTGTTGAAGCTAAGCAAAATGGACAGGACATTGTAATTTCTGCTGGCGTAGCCGCTGCAGCTGTAGCTGTTGCTACAAAGGCTGAGGGCGAAGTTCCTGAAGAGCAGCCAGTTGACGAAGATTGGGACAAAGACTAATGGCAGACCAAGGTACAGCAGCTAAACTTATTGAAGTTGCAACAGCAGAACTAGGAACCATCGAAGGTCCTAAAGACAATGAGACCAAGTACGGCGCTTACACAAAGGCTAACTTTCAGCCATGGTGTGGGTCTTTCGTAAACTGGTGCGCTAACGAGGCTGGAGTAAAGGTTCCTAATACCGTTTACACACCAGGTGGTGCAGCAGCATTTAAGAAAGCTGGAGCTTGGATTGATGGAGACATCGCTGACCCAGATGCTGGAGATATTGCGTATTTTGATTTCCCATCAGATGGCGTCGATAGAATCTCTCATGTAGGCATTGTTATCAAGGACAATGGCGATGGAACCGTTTGGTGCATTGAGGGGAACACAAGCCCAGATGATAAGGGCTCACAACGTAATGGCGGACAGGTGTCTAAGAAGCTTCGTGCTTATAAGAAGAACCCTAAGAAGGTCCAAATCTCTATCGTAGGTTTTGGCCGTCCTAAATTCAAAGGAGCACCAAAGGCCGCCGCTGCCCCAGCGGCCCCAGCTGCAGCTGACCGCTGCGCCTGCTGCGGTAAGTAAATGGATGATGCTGAACGCATAAAGCGCTGGACATGCGCTTTATGCGCTAAGCGCTATGTAGTACCTGACTTAGCCCGACAATGCGAAGAGAAACACTTACAATCAGAGTATGAAAGCAGCTAGAAGCGCCTCAGAAACCCAGTTACGTGGCAAAGCCACATCCTCTCTAGCTCCTAGAAAAGGTAAGGGTATCCTGCGAGCAGTTACCCTTGCTAGAGTTGCATCAGCAGTTGATAAGGCCCAAAAGGGTAAAGATAAAGATGCTAGCAAGCCTGTCGATGTAAAATCTGAACGTGTTGAGCGTGAGGTAAAAACTCAGGCTCCTAAAACAGTAAAATCTGAAAGAGTCCCTAAAAAGAGCGAGACTCGTCGACCAGGCGCCTTACCCGCTGGTAAAAAATCTCCCGCAGCACTCCCTGCACCTAAACCAGCAGCTTCTACTAAGCCAAAATCATCTAAAAAGACAAAAAGAGAGACAACGCCAGGAGTTAAAACCGTATATAAGGCAACTCCTATCGTAGACCTGCGTGAAGGTCCCAACTTTGGCAAGGTAACTAGCGAAATTGAAAAGACTTTCCAACCAAAGAAGAAAAAAAATGCATAAAGATGGTGTTCCTAAAGCAAAAAGTACGATTCACGCACGTATAAAGACTAAAAAGAACAACAGAGAAGAACGCGATAGACGTACGTATGTAATGTCTCCAATAAAAGGGGCCACTACAATGTCTAAACAGTGGAGTAGATATGAAGGATGGACGCCGTGAGGAAGTCATCCTTTAAAAAAGCAGTATCAAAACCAAAAGTGGTGATGGACTCAAGATTTGGTCTTAGAAAGTTACCACAGAACAATGAAAGACCAAGCATAGCGGTCTGGAACACCCCTGGTAGAGGCCCTAACGGGGAAAGTCAAAACTGAAAGGTTCAAAATGCCAGCATCATACCCAAGTTCGGTACGAGTATTTACTACTAAACAAAATGTCGTTGATACAGTTGACGCTTCACACCCAAATAGCCTTCAAGAGGAAATTGTTGCTGTTGAAACCACTTTAGGTCTAAACCCAGCTACATCTACTACCCCAAACCCTTCTGAAACCTACGAAGGTAGCTCTTCAAACCTAGGCACTGTGTCTGCACGTATTGCTAAAGTTGAGTTGGGCGTTGTAGCCGACTCTCACACACAGTATGTAAGAAAAATAGCTGATGGTGCTCAATCTAACAAGGTTCAAGCTGGACTAGCTACTAATAGAGCCCTAATTGTTCAAGGTGCTCTTAATCAATCAGTAAACCTTCTAGAATTTCAAGGTTCTGGTAACGAAATTATTGCTGGAGTTACCCCAGATGGAACTTTTACTGGAAAAACACTAGCAGCTAACATTCAAGGTTCTGTAACCGCTGTTGCAGCTGATGCAACTGTGGAACAAAAGAGTGAAAACTTTACCCTTGCACTTGTGGACAAGAATAAACTGTTTTATTTAGTAAACACCAGCACTTTAGTTGATTTAACTATTACAGTTCCAACAGATTCTGTTAATTTTCCTATAGGTACTCAAATTAACTTTGTACGTGGTCAAACAGGTGGCGTAGTGTTTACAGCAACGTCTCCTGCTAGCGTAAACGCTACTCCTGGTCTAAGACTCCGCACTAGATGGTCTGGTGCTACTTTGGTAAAAGTAGCAGCTAACACCTGGTGGCTTTCTGGTGATTTGACTGCTTAATGCCAATTTATCCTGGTGTCGCCGACTCTCAGAAGAAGGTACCTCCACTACCTCCTTCTGTAGCTTCACGTTCAGACTCTGGTTCTGGTCGTGCATTTGACGACGGCGCTACATTCTTAACATTTAACCCATCAGCTTTTGATGGCAAGCTACCGATTATTGATTACGTAGTCGTTGCAACCCCAGAAACTGGAAATGCAGTAACTGCAACAATTGCAAACTTAGCCCCATTTGTTTTTACTGGTTTACGCTCAGGTATTAAGTACACATACTCAATTAGAGCTAGAAACGAAGTATTTGAGTCTGCAAACTCTGCTGGGGTTGGCCCAGATACTGCAACCACAGTTCCTGGACGTCCAACATCATTAACTGCAATTAACCTTGTAAATGGTGGTGGAATTTCACTTAGCTGGGTAGCTCCAGCAAACGCTGGTAAAGCAATAACTAGTTACACAATCACACCCACGGTAGGTTCTCCAATTGTTACAAATAGCGCTGCTACAACTTACAGTTTTTCTGGCGTAGTAGGTACCACATACAACTTTACAGTTGCTGCTACTAACGAAAACGGTACGGGATTAGCCTCAACCGCTTCTGGAACCGTCTCTCCAACCTCCCCAGCTCCAGCCCCTACCCCAACTCCTACGCCAGTACCAAGTGGTCCAACAATTGGTATTACTTCGCTTACAGCATTTGCGGCGGCATTTGATGGGGCACCGCCGATTGTTCCTAATCTTACTTGGAGCGCATTTGGATACGCATCCTGGTCAGCTTCAGGAATTGGTTGTAGCTCGGGTATAGTTAATGGAACTGCAACGGCTGTTAGTGGACTTAGCTGGGGTTGTCCAAATCCAAGTACATTCTGTGGGCAAACTGCTACTGCAACACTAACTGTGTACTCTGGACCTAACGGAACAGGTGTATCAGCTACAGCTACTGCTAATTTTACAGTTCAATCAAGCGGAACTGGCTGCCCTTCAGGCGGCACTACCCCTACTACCCCTACTACCCCTACTACAAACACCTACCGTTATACTGTTTGTTGTAATACTGGTGGTACTTATACACAAATATCTCGAAGTACATTGAGCAGCTGCAACGACTCGCAGTACTTTGCCGTTCAGGCGTGTACAAGCGGTGGAGGAACTGTTCAAGGAGGCACATGTGCCTATAGCACCACCGACCCTTCAGTTCCTTGTTCTCCTCCAGTATCTCTACCATGCAGCACAGCAAATGGTAACTGCAGCTATCCACCATGTTCAAGTTGCGACCCAGCTCTTAGCGGCATAAAACCAGACTCAACGTGTGCTTCAGGTTTCAGAGATGTATGTTGGACTGGCGGTAGCTGTCCAAACACAGGTCCTTGCGTACCTGTAACTGTCACCCCAACTCCTACTCCTACGCCAACACCAACGCCAACTCCAACTCCAACTCCTACACCTATTTTCACCCCCGCTCCAACAACACCAACATGCTCTGGTCCTTGTGCTGGTACTTGGTCTATTGTTAACGGAGTATGCCGTTGTACAACAACACCTACCCCAACACCTGCACCAACACCTACACCAACACCTATAAGCTGCTACTGCCGCGACTTCCGTGGTCGTTGCTTAAGTATTTACCAATGTCTCGCATAAACATGATAGGATATAACTATGGACGATAGACTCCCGCAAGGTAGCGAACTAAACCAAGCTACTCATAAGTTTGCTTTTATAGCGGATGGGGACGTATTTGGCGTCATTTCTTTAGATGATAAGAACCCTTATGACGTCCGCGATGTAGAGAAACGCTGCATTGCTGGGCTTTTGTCAGACCCAAAGGTCGTGGCTCTTCCATTAGACACCGCGGTTTTGCCTGGCTGGACATGGGATGGAAATACCTTCAGTCCTCCTGTAGAGTAGGCTACTATGAGTGAAGAAGAAAACCTAAGCGCTTGGCAACGTTATAAAAAAAACCTAGGAACAACTAGACCTTGGGATTTACTTAAAACCGACTCCTCTAGAGCCCTAGACTCTGTTGCACAGGCACGCCTTGATATTTGTAAGGCATGTACCCATTACATAGGCGCAACTCACCAGTGTAAAAAGTGTGGTTGCATAATGAACCTAAAAGTAAAATTAGCAGATGCAGAGTGCCCAGTAGGCAAATGGAACGTTGCAACTAACGAAGAAAGGGAACCAGCAAGTGATTAAAGTTAAAGACCCAATGCTAATTAAAAACGTGTTGGAACCCACAAAGTTTGCAGACTTAAAGGCTAAAACTATAGAGTTTTACGAAGAATCAACCATGGATGCCTTTGAAAAAGGGTTTGGTAGATATCAACTTAATAAATCACCATGGCTTGACGAGCTTCATAACGATTTAACCGCAGTTGCTAGAGAACATTTTGAAAGTGAAACCCTAATCCCTTCTTGGTATCAACTAGCAGTATATGAAGGCCCAAAAGCTCAACTGCACCATCACAAAGACGATAATGCCTGCACCTATAATATTGACCTATGCATATATCAAAAGACGCCATGGTCTATTTGGGTTGAGGGTAAAGAGTATTTTTTAGACGAAAATGAAGCGCTTTTAATGTACGGCAACGACCAAGAGCATTGGCGTGAGCCGTTTCCAGACCCAATGAACAACGTAGTTGCAAACGTTTTCTTATTCTACTGTGAACCAGACCACTGGTATTTTACAAAAGGCCCAGAGTATCTATACGTACTACGTGAGCAAAACAATACCAGAGGGATGATGTAAAGTGGATAAAATCTTTGTAAGCCTAGCTGCTTACAGAGACCCAGATTTAATCAACACTGTACGTAGCATTTACACAAAGGCTACGCACAAAGATAGGCTTTTCTTCTCTTTAGTGTCCCACGAGGGTGAAGAGTGCAATTTTGATTTTAGTTTTATACCAAAACATCAACTGTCCTATCAAAAAATAGACTATAGATTGGCTGACGGTGCTTGTTCTGGCCGTCATTTGGCAAACTCGTTGCTTTCTAAACAATACAAGTACTTTCTACACACTGATTCTCACTCCAGGGTTGCGGATGGGTGGGACGAAACCCTAATAGACACCTACAACAGGCTTTCGTGCGTATGGGGAGACCTTCTTATACTCACTAAGTACCCTCACGGATTCACGTTTGATTGGGATAACGGTGGTGTAGAGAAGTTTTCAACAGATGAAGATTTTTATAAAGCAGGGCCCATATGGAGAGAGGCAGAGCAGCTATATCTACTTGAGTGGGAACCTCTAGAGGATAAAGTCAATGGTGATAAGGCGTATGCTTTCTGCGCTAATTTTGCTTTTGGAAGTTCTGAGGCTTTTATGAGAGCTCCCTATGACCCCTATATTTATTTTTTGGGAGAGGAAATCAGTTTAGGAATCCGACTAATCCTCAACGGGGTTACCTTGATAGCCCCACCAGTAAACGTACTGTGGACTAACTTTGATAGAGATAACGGTCGAAGAAACTTTCACTGGATTGATAATCAGCTGTGGGGTGTTAGAGATGCTCAGTCAAGAGTTAGGTTAGCTCAGCTATTCCGTGGCGAGGACCTTGGGGTATACGGCATACAGGACCACATGGAGGGCTTTGCCAAGTTACAAAAAGAGATGGGTTTAAATTTTGATGATAAAGATTTTGTAAAGAACGTATACAAGTAACGTCAGTACAGAATAACTCTGGATATTCAGCCTGACAGGCATCCCGTTCTCTTAGATACTAGTACCAGCGCCCCCGATATCAGGCGTCACATACCACTCTAGAGAATAGGTACAAAATGTCAGTAGACTCTTCAGGTCGACAGGCGGTCGATTTTGTATGGGGTAACGTCCCTATGCATCCAAACGACGACCGTGCGGCCACAGTTACAAACACAGGCGGCTCTACAGGCGACTACGGTTGGTCACAGACCACTAAGGTAGCCAGCGCTCGTCTTAACCCAGCACTTGATAACCACGTAAACGTAGAATCAGGTTGGGCAGGATACCCTGCTTACACCCCAGCTATTGGTAACTTTATCGTTACTGAGGCTTCAGGTAACGGCACAACTGTAACTTACAAGTCTTTTAATTTCCTCTCACCAGGAGATGTTGTAAACATTACAGGTCTTTCAGTAGGTTCTTACAACCTAACAAGCGCAACAGTAGCCTCTGCTAACCAGCAGCAGTTCACTGTTACAAACGCAGCTAATGGTGGCCTTATCACAGGTCAACGTGGTCGCGTTGAGGCAACAACTGCTCTAACTGCATATGACGGCGTAGGCAGCGGAAACATCATCGTTCCTAACGTTCTTGGTCTAACCACAGCGTTGGCACTTGATGCCCTACAGGATGCAGGTTACGAGTTGGCTAACATCACAACAGCTACAGCAGCTACAAACGCTGCAGGCGTTGTTACAGCAGCTTCACGTACAGCAGGCTCAGGCGTTACAACAATTACAGACGCATCACACGGATTTGTTACAGGTAACCGCGTTACCCTTTCATCTGTTGACGCCTCTGTTAACGGCACATACACAGTTACACGCCTTACAGACAACACATTCACAGTTACAACCACAGCAACCACAGCTTTGGCTCTTACAGGCCTTACTGGAGCAGTTGTGGCAGTTGCTGGAACAATCAAGGCTCAGAGCACAGCAGCTGGAGCATCTTCAATCGCTACAACAGCAACAATTACAATCACCCCTTGGGCAGCGGCTTCATAAGCTCCCCCAAGCAAAAAGCCCCCAGCCATTGGCTGGGGGCTTTTTTATGTTAAAGGTTTATTAGTTTGGGAACTCCCTTAGGAAGCTCTCGTATCTTTCTCCATTTTTCTGGCCTGGGTATACTTTCCAGGCAGACCAGTCTTTTCCACCGTTTGACATGTGATACGCAATTTGTGCGTTAGTCACGGGCTCAAAGAGGTCTTTATTAGTTTTGAGGTCAAATTTCTCCCGTCTATCTTCTCCGAGACTTCCCAGCATATTAATCTGGAACATCCCGTAGGAGTTGTCTCCTGTAGAAACATCTCCGTTATGGGCTAAAGGGCGACCGTTAGATTCTTTCTTAGCAACCGCGTAGGCGACCTTGAGGGCTTTTCCCTCAAAACCAACCGCGCTAAGCAGTTCAACTAATTCTGTATCTGACAGTTTTTTTGCTCCTCTGTATTGGTCAAGTGGGTCCACAGTATCTACTTGTACTGTCACAGCTGTCTCAGGCGTCCCACCCGCTTCATTTGCGTTAGCAATTGCGTGCGGGAGTCCTCCTATCAACAGCGTGTACATTGCAAATACAGCCACCTTATCCATCGTATCTTTTCTGATATTAAGCATTTAATTGCTCCTCTCAGTAGCAAAAGGCTCCATTACTGGAGCCTTTCAAGAACTAGAGTGCCACAGTGTTACAGCGGGAGTCAAGCCGAAGTAGATATATTTTTTATACTGAGACAAATAACATATTTACATATTTAATATATGTACGTATTTCCGCATTTTATTTGCGTATCGGACAACACACACCTGTATTCTATATTAGAAAAAGGATGTGTTATGTCATTAGTTGAATGGGCTGGAGTCCTCTCAGGATTCGCAGCTTTCGGAGCTGCTATCATCGCAGCAACTTCATGGGTACTCAAATCATACCTAAAGAATTTTGTTCACGAACTGAAGCCGAACGGTGGCGGTTCGATGAAAGATACCGTTAACCAAATCCACTCAGAAATAACCGAGCTGCGTATTAGCGTCGCTAAGCTGGAAGGTCAGTTTACCCAGCACCTAGCGGAAATTGGAAAGAACGAGTAGTATTTTCCTACCCCCACTATCACAAGGGGTAAAAGGAGCAAGATGAACAAGGAACAATTAGTGGCAGCTGCAGGGTCATATATCCGCGCAGCGCTCGCTTCCGTTGTAGCACTCTATATGGCAGGTCAGACAGACCCATCAGTACTCGTTAACGCGTTTGTTGCTGGTCTAGTCGGTCCTCTAGCCAAGGCCTTAAACCCTAAGGATAAGGCTTACGGAATCGGAGCTTCCAAGTAAACTAGTGGGAGGGCAGGCAACTGCCCTCCCATTATTACTAGGAGGACCTGATGGCAAAAGTAAAGTGCGATAACTGTGATAAAGACGCTCTGTATACATGTGCAGACCCTGGAGTAAACCCAGTTAATTACTGTGCACCTTGTTTACCACACTGGTTACAAGAACGTGCTGATAGCGGTCATTTCCCGCTCGTAGAGTTTATTGAAGAGAAGCCATCTAAGAAGAAGGCTGTAAAAGAAGAAGAACCTGTAAAAGAAGAAGAGCCTGTAGAGGAACCTAAGGCCGAGTAATGTTTGATGAGCCAATCTTCGCAGTACGCGTAGATAGACGACAGGCCGTTCAAACACACCCAGTTCCTAAGAAGGTAACTGCCCCTAGGGGTCCGTTTCCTGATGAGATGTTCGCTGAACCTGAAATTGTTAGCGCATCCGAGGCAGTAGAGTTTGAGCCTGGCGCTACCGCACAGAACAACTTTAAACCAGAGAAGTACCTTCGCTGTGCCCGTTGTCTGGTAAGAGTTAAAGAGTCTGAAACTGAGGACCATATCTGTGGCTAAAAAGAAAAATAACTACGATAGGTACTTTGAAAACCGAGAAGAGCAATCTAATCGAATACTAAACCTTGCCCAAGGCATGGCTGACAAGATTGGCGTAGATACCCCAGTAGACCAAAGATTTCAGGTCGCTGTTCCATCCGAAGGTTTTAAGCAGTTAGCTGCTAATACTACAAACCCAATACGTCCAAGAGCAAAAGCAATTGCTTATGATTTTGATAAGCGTTCTTTATATGTTGTATTTAGGGACGGCGCATGGTGGGAATACGAGGACTGCCCTGTCTCTCACTTTGAAAACTTAAAGAACACAGATTCTACTGGTAAGTATCTAGCATCTAGTGGTCTAGATAGGTGGCCTACTATGGGACCAGCTGACCCGTTAGAGATGACAGAAGAACAAAGAACAAGGTTTGAGTACGCTGCGGAGTCTTCTGCTAGACTTCAGCAGACTTTAATATTAGAAGAAGGCTTAGACGAAAGACGACAACAAGGCAACTAATGCAAACTATTGGACCACTATACGGCGGAAAACTACGATACTGGCATAAAAAACTATTGCCTGTAGTAGAGGTTGGCTCTACCCAAGAAACTGATTACCCGTTTAGAAAAGGTAAGTGCTTAGTCTTTAGGCTTCCCTTTACTGAACCTGGCTACTATGTTGGCGTTTTTTACAAGAAGCCATTAATATCCCCTGATGACGACGAGGCTATCGATAGGATAGTCTTGGGAGCTATGAAGGGAAGAAAAGCCTGGGTTCCAGAGGATGGTAAATATGATGAGTTTTTTTAAGAAGAAGGCCGCGTGGACTAAGCCCTTCCCAGAGAAGGTGGCAAGACGGGTATCAAGAATCCCAACTGGGGAACTTGAAAACTGGTCAGAACAAGCTTTAACAGAGATAGGCAAGTGCCTATCAAAGTACGCAAAATCTAGAGACCCAATCTATCTAGATGAGGCTGTAAAGGGCGCCGAGGCTCTGCACGCCGTGGTTGCGGAGTTGCACTCCCGCATGACCAACTGATACACTAATGTCACCTCTCTCTTCTACTTCCGTGTGATGGTGCGAAGACCCTGTGCTTACCAGCACAGGGTTTTTGTTTTACTCTAGACTAAGGTTATTATGGACAACAACATTGTGTTAGAAGAAGACGACGACGAGTTCCTACCCGAGACTCCAGAGGAAGAGATTCCCGAAGATGAGGAGCTGGAACTAGATGAGCTGTCTAAAGAGTTTGTAAAAAAACTAATAGACCGTTGCATTGAGTTTATGAACGCCCTAGTTGGGCATGAGCTACACCCTTATCAGATGCCGCTTGCACGTCGCATTATTGAATCTGTACTGATTAATGATGGTGAAGAAATTACTGCGTTAGCTGCACGTCAGTCAGGTAAGTCTGAAACAATTGCTAATACCGTAGCAACGCTAATGGTGCTTCTGCCACGCCTTGCAAAGATGTATCCAGACCTTCTTGGTAAGTTCTCAAATGGTGTTTGGATTGGTATGTTTGCACCAGTTGAAGGTCAGGTAGAAACACTCTTTGGTCGTACTGTTAATAGGCTTACTAGTGAACGTGCACAAGAGATTCTTGGCGACCCTGAGATTGACGATAGCCTAGGCAAAGTGCCTGGGGTTACACGACAGATTAAATTAAAAAACTCGGGCAGTAGCCTTATGATGATGACCGCTAACCCACGTGCAAAGATTGAATCTAAATCCTTCCACCTCATTGTTATTGACGAGTGTCAAGAAGCAGATGACTTTGTTGTTACCAAGTCTATCTCTCCTATGCTTGCGTACTACTCAGGCACAATGGTTAAGACAGGCACACCGACTACGCACAAAAACAACTTCTATCGCTCTATCCAAATCAACAAGCGTAGACAGACGGGAAGAGGGCGTAGACAGAATCACTTTGAGTGGGACTACCGCGACGTATCCAAGTGCAATGCTAACTACGAGAAGTTCATCAAAAAAGAAAAACTGCGTATTGGTGAAGACTCCGATGAATTTCAGATGTCATACTGCTGTAAGTGGCTGTTGGAAAGAGGTATGTTTGTAACCTCAGCCATCATGGATGAGCTTGGAGATACCTCTCAACAAGTTGTAAAGGCATGGCACCGTTCCCCTGTGGTAGTTGGTATTGACCCTGCACGTAAGTTAGACTCTACAGTTGTAACAGTAGTCTGGGTAGACTGGGACCGTCCAGATGAGTTTGGTTACTTTGACCATCGTGTCCTAGATTGGCTGGAGCTACAAGGTGATGACTGGGAAGACCAATATTTTCAAATCGTTAACTTCTTATCTAGTTACGACGTACTTGCTGTTGGGGTTGACGCTAACGGCGTGGGTGATGCGGTTG